CCTAATTCCTTTAGATTTGAATTATATCATCTATCTAATTAGCTGTCAACTACTGGTTTCGCAGCTTTAGATGGCTTATAACATTCTCGTCTTTTAGTTCTTTCATTGCTGATGCTGATTCTGCAAGAATTTCCTTAAAGTCATTACCACAGCCAATAGCTGCTCTGAGAGTGATTGTCTTTGAGTCTTTAATGGGTACTTCTATTGCCCATTTCTTCTCTAATTCCTCTGGCTCTACATACATAGGAGATAGTTCCATGTCTAGTTCACCAAATTCTCCAGCCAATCCTCTCCCATATTGACTATTGATAAAGTCATTATCATCTGGGCCAATCGGATCATCTGCTTTAAATATAGGAGTCATCAGTATTTTAGTCTTCTTTGCTGCATCTGAATTATTATCATCTGGCACCGGAACTCGATCGTCATATACAGTAACAGGAATTTCATTCTCCAACATTGTCTTAATTCTTTCTATCTCTTCTGGTGTGGTTAGCTTATCCACATCACAGAACTGCTGGAGTGCTGCTGTATTGTCTAGTACAAAGTTGATTAGGGATGAGAAGATCTTCAGATTCTTGACTCTCAGTGACAATGTAAGGAACGAATCAAATGATTTCATTGTCTCGTTTCCCTCCATCCAGAGCTTTGCAATGAGTTCGTATATCTTATTTTGCAACATCTGAAAGCCACAAGTGGCTAGATTTGCAACGTATGAGAATGGAACACACAACTCAGCAGCAACCTTAAAGCTTGGGATTTCAAACATCTTTGTAAATGCAACATTGATGGGAAAGCTAATTGTCTCATTAAACATAGTTAACGTTTCTGCAAGTGCTTGTTTCATAGCACCCATGATGAATTCAGAATCGATTGGTAGCTGGATGAGCATATTATATTGTGCCTGTCCCATCATATATGAGAGAACACTATCGAGCATCTTGAGAATAGCAATAGTCTGCTTATTTGGTTGGAGTTTCTTGTTAATGTTCTTGGAATCAAGACCATCCTTTAGGAACTCGGTTACATCGCTACCCAATTTATCAGCATCAGCAAACGCAAAGAATATTAGTCTGACGAAACAACACACAAAGTCCTTAGCCGCGGGAGAAATGAATTCTAGATTAATGACTCTGGATACAGTGATATCCATTCCGCGCACAAGCTCTTCAATCATAATAAGATGACCAAGAATGGTACCTCGAACTGTTCCAAGAACGCTTGCTTCTCCAGATGGTTTATCCTCGATAGCAATTTCATATCCAGTTAGAGATTCTTTTATATTCTTACTCTGATTCTTTAGTTGTTCTAGAATAAGGGTTGATGATATGTCTGTCTTTGTGTTTGACTTGTTCTTTATTTGAGCTATTAATAATTCCTTAATGGCTTGTTTTGCAAGGCCCGGTTGTTCTGGGGTAGGTTTGCATCCCTCGTTGCATTGCTTACACCCTTCTTCCTGAATAGTATATTGATCAACCACACTGCTCATTGTATCTGGATCTTCTAGTTCATCCATCGATTGTTTTGAACATACATCGACACTCTTCTCTTTGAGATATGCTTGAAATGAATGATATGATTTCACACCTATAATCTTAGGATTTACCTTTGCTGACAGATTATTGATGATATAGAAGAGATAATTTGCAGCTTTCTTGAACATCTTTCTTATTGCTATTCCGACATCAATTCCAATAATCTCATCCGGTAACACTCTCGACATCTTACACAATGATGTAAAGATATATTTCACAGTAAGAGTAAAGAACATGAAGAATAGGCGATAGAGAAGGCCTGGCCAAAGTTGCTCTTTGGTAGGGAAATTCTTTTCAATCTTTTCAGTTAGAGCATCTGGATCTTGCAGTTCCGCTTGTGTGGGTGCGGGTTCTGAATATGTTGCGATTTTATTGATACATGCAAGTGTTTCTGGTGTGAGATCAAATCCATCCTCTTGTACAAGGTCACCTACTCCAAGAAGATCTCGCATCGCTCGATTCAGTCGCGGATATTCTTCATTTGAATAATGTCCAAGCATTGAATTGCTGGAATAAAGGATGTCTTCTGCAGCACTGATTCGAGCATCCACACTCTGCAACTCATCTTGTGTCCTATTGATTAATTCTCTTGCTTGTGCAGGTGTTACTTCCTCAGCATTGTTGAAATCAATAGCTGGAAATTCTGGCATTGCTTTTGGTGGGTTATCTAATCTTACGTTCTTGACTTTAGTTATTACAGCTTCACGATCTGCTCGTGCTGTCTGGGATGTAGCACGAGGACGATATGATGTACTATCATAATCTTCTCTTGTTATATTATCTGGCATCTTATAGTCCTCTCCCTGATCTTGATCTGCTCGAGAATCCTATCGATCTAGAGATTGATGCTGGTTTATTCCTATTCTTTTTGCCACCAAAGATCTGCCTTGTTGGAAGAGTATCAACATTGGGTCCCTGGTTTCCGTCTTTCTTTTCACCAGTGTGACCTACTAGAGACTTTAGTAGTGTATTGCCATTAAGACGCATTGGCTGTACCATTGGGAGAGAGTCATATAGATTTGTTGATTTGAGAATATGAACAACAACAGCATAGACACAGAACATAAATGCATCCAGGTCATGATCCTCTGTACCCTTATATACTGGTCTATCGGTGCTAGTATAATAGTCGATCTCATAGTTTAGAAGCTGGTCAGATAGTGTCATCACGCCGACTGCTGATCCAGTATCTGTTGTCAGATTCTCTTCTTCTGGAAATTGGATTAGTCCTCGTTCTACGAACCTTGCCATGTTCTCTACCATGAACGGTTTAACGAATGTATTTCTATCCTCGCCAGTAACGATATCTTTAATATCGATGGAGCCACCTGTCTCAATTCCAATTAGCTTTTCATCCAGACCAGTTTCTGGATACTTTTTGCCTATCAGTCGGAGATACTCGATCTGCATGCTACCATAACCAACATCCACGGCAATATAGTTTGGATTATAGATCTTATTAAGTTCGAGTATTCTGTTCACTGCTTTGACTTGTGTGAACTCAGTTGCGTCGATCTTCTCCTTCTTTATGACACTAACTCTGTATTTATCATCTACTCCACAGATGACAAACCTGGTACCATTCTTGGCTTTATTCCAGTCGATTCCAATGATGGTCCATTTGAATTTATTAGTTGCATGGAGTGCTTCGGCATCGCTATATGTATATTGTCTGGTTGAAGAGTCTTCGGTCGGTATAATGATGGAGTTAGATTTGATCTGTTCAATTGCCCAGCGTGGGAACACGCTGCTCTCAGCTGTTCCCCATTCTGCATCAAACTCATGTGTGTATCCTGCGATACTATAGCTGGCTCTGTATTGTGCTTCCTTCTGTGCTGTCCAGTCTGGACTAACACATGATGGAAAATGGAATGGTTTATATTCCTTGGAGTAGTACTTATTATAGAACGCCTTGCGCAATCCTGATGGTGTTGAAGAAAGCCAGATGTTTGGATGTTTGAATGAACTAACGACCGGATCAATGGCCTCAACAGCAGCCTCAGGTACATAATCCGCCTCATCGACGAATAAAGTATTCGCGACCTGTCCACGAATACCAGCTGCCGCGGTGCCGGCTGTCAGTCCCCTAATATAGGATCCGTTTCTAAATGTGATCTCATGCGGTTGCTTCGTTATCCCGATTACTTCGTTCTTTAGTCGTTCATCATGATCGACGAAGTACCTGATTTCCTTAAAGATATTATTAACGTGTGTCTGTCGAGGACAGACGACTAGGATCTTACTTTGACCAAATAGATATGCTTCCCAGACAGCAAGAATACCAATACTCATACTCTTACCGATCTGGCGCCCCAGTCTCAAGATCTTTCTTCGACCAGGATCATTCATGATGGCGGCTTGATATGGTCTGATTTCTATTCGTTGCTGTGCGTCTCTAGGATTTGCACAGAACTCTTCTGCCCATATTGAAGGGTAAGTAATCCATGTTGCTATAAGATATTCTTCATCACTAACATCATCAGAAATACGAAGACACTCTAACTCTTCTTCAGTAAAATGGTCTCTCTGATCTATGTTATCGAAGTTATTCTTTTCGTATTGTTTCTGATCATCTGGCATATTTACTCCGCATACATTAGTGCTTCGCGTCCAAGATATTGGCGCGCATTAATACCTGAATTTTGAATTGCCATAATTGCACGACTGCGTTCTGTTGATGCTTGTTTGGTGACAAGTGCTCGGCCGGAACCGAACTCAGCCTTTCCGATTTGTCTGGCTATTGCTGATCCTGTTTCTAATGTAGATATTGCCCCTCTAACTGCTCCGCCTGCAATTCTTCCGACGCCTCTGATCACCTTTGCAGCAATTGCAACTTTGATCATAGAGCGAGTAGCGCTTGCTATTTGTTTTCTAGCTGATGACTTAAGACCTGCCTTGGCGCCTAATCCAACCTCACCTGTTATTTGCTCTGGCGATAACCCCGCAACAGTGGCGCTCTCAAATACTTTCCCTGTCTTTGGGTTAATGAACTTTGCAAGTTCCCCTCCAGCTTTTGCTTGTTGCACTGCTGTTGCACCTACTTTGGTTGATGTTTTCATTGCTTGATATGCTGTTGCATTTCTTTTGGCTATCCATGCCGCATTTCCAGCTTTCATTGCTTCTGGGCCAGTATATAAACCCAGCATCGTCTTGTCCATCGCTTCTCGACCTCGTGCGAAGAATGGAGAATATTCTCCAAACATGCTCATCTTTAATGATAATGCTGATGATTGTTTGGTGATGCCTCTCATAGCACTATATACACTTTTATATGATTGTTCAGCTGACGCGAAGTACGCTTTATGAGAACCTTCTATTATTTTATCGACATCGAATAATCTTCTATATGCAGCCGACTCTTTCCTGAAACCTCTTCTTATTTTCTTGGATACTCGTTTACGGCCACGACTACGGGCTCGCGCTTTAACTTGTTGTTTTACTCGTGACTTTTGTTGTGCTAATGTTGCTGTTGTTGCTTCTTCATAGACGAAACCGCCGGGTTTGGCCCCTATTGTTTGACTTGCTAATTCACCCGATGCACGAATCACATTTTCAGGAACATTTTTAGCAATAGCATATGGTGCGGTTACTGTCCTTTTGTAGTATCTATTTTGCCATAGCTCTGAATATAGTGGGATTGGTTTACCAATGGTTCGTTCGGCGAATCCTGTTGCTGCTTTACTAGCAGCCGATGTTCCTTCTGGTATCCCACCAGCAAACATTGAATGCATGAAGTCTGTACTTGTATTGAATGCCGTTTGTCCAAATCCACCTATCGTTGTACCTTTCCCAAGTAACTTAGTTAAACCACCAGCGCCCTTCTTGTCTCTTGCTAGTCCGCCACCAGAAAGAGCACCCATTACTGCTCCAGGTACACCACCAAGAAGACTACCAGCTGCTGCTCCATATAATCTTCCTTGTCCTATGCTAGCAGTTCCTGTTAGAAGTGATCTAAAACCAAAGAAGCTAAAAGAATTAAGATTGGTACCTTGTGTTGGAATATTCCAGAGCTTTGGTGCTCCAGGTATGAATGTGGAAGCAACACCCAACCGCATGAGAGTTCTTAATGGGTGCTTCATTGGATTATAGCCACTAGCGAAATTACGTGCTCTAGCTATAGGACTTTCAATTTCAGGTTGAGTGGCAAATGGTTCGCCTTGACTCGGTACTGGCTGTGGAGGCATGCTACCTACCTTTGTCTTCTATTTCTATGAAGTGACTGAACAAGTCCATCAGTTTGTTGATTATTAGAGTCTATTCCTCGTTTTCCATATCCGTGATGAACTCGTCTGCCTCCAAGTAATGGATTAATCAAACCTGTGTTTCGCAGTGTCTTATATGATCCAGATGCTGCACCTGTGATTCCTCTCATAACAAGTGCACCCGATGCTGCGAGACCGACTGTTTCTCTTATGTTTCCGCCCTTAGCAAATGCACTCTTAAGAAAGTTACCACCACTCTTGAAAACACCACCGGCCTGGAAATAATTAACACCAACCTTCTTTGCACCTTTACTGGCAAGTGCTCTTGCTGCATTTATCGCAGTATTAACTGTAGCCATGTGTCACCCCTCTATATAAATGGTACAAATGGTATCATATCTCGCTTACCTTTTCTATTTTTGAATACTCCGCTACCACCAGCAGCACCACGAACTGCTCTTGCTGTATATCCCAGTCCAATTGTTGTACCTAGCATTAGAGCAGATCTTCTTGCTGTGGACTGTATATTACCAGCAGTGATACCTTGTGCTATTCTTTTGGCATCATGTGCATATGTGCCTACAAGTTTTGTAGGATGTGCTAGATTCTTAACCCCTCTAAACAGACCCGATCTAACAATACCCTTTACAATTTGTCCTGAGCGCGCGAATGCTGACATATTGCACCTCCATCTATCATTATATCATCTAGTGCGGAGAATGTCAACCTATGTGACATTCTCTGTGGTATGTATGTTTGAATCATTATTGAACGTTTTTGATCCACTGCTTGCCCATCCTGGGATGCGATGACCACTCATCTCCTGACGATTAATATGCATATTTACACCGGCATCTTGCAGACCTTTATTATCTAGGCTCATTGCTATAATCCTATCAGGATATCCACCTTGATTCATCATGACTGCATTATTAATACTACCTTGGTTTATTTCTGATTGTACTTCTCCTTGTATGCGATTGGCATTTCTCAGCGGCTTAAGATAATCTCGGCTATCTGATGCATCTAGTGCGTCGGATTCAGAAGAATTTCTACTAACATTTCTCCTGGTATAATATTGATTTGCATCTGCCGATTCCATTCCCTTATTTCCAGTATCAATAATACGACGAGGAACGATACTTGCTGAACTAATGCTGTCATCTAGCTTTGTT